CCAGGCCAACGCGCATCGCCTTGACGTTTTTCCCAATCCTCTGAATTATAATTTTCCCACACTGGAGGAACCTGTATGGTGGCAGTAAGCAATGAGGTGAACGTAGATCAGCAATTGGTTGTAGATTTGAGAGCAAGATCCAAAGTCCATGCTGGGTACGATTGGAAAATTCTCCGTCGTGCTGCGGATGCGATTGAGCATCTGGCACATTCTGGCTACACCGCTGCTTCTGTAAAGGATTGGCTTGAAGAGCAGGGAGTGAAGCTGACGCCCAAGCAGCACAAGACACTAGGTTTGGAGGAGCAGGCTGTGAACAGTTGAGATAGACCTACAAATGGCTTTGTTCTGCCAAATTTTCTATTTATTTTTCTGGGCTTAGAACAGATCCAGAACAATAGTAAACAGTATAAACAAAACTAATAACTACTATATGTGAGTTTGACGTAGTTGGTTTAGTGAATACTTTTACGGGGTGGGTTCTTATGTGGGTGGGGACGCTCGACCTTATTTCACGCCGTGGGTTGGGCCGCTGCGTGGTCGGGCCGCTGCGTGGTCGGGCCTCCCTCCCACTTCCACCCAAATACTGGAGACCGCAAGTGCCCTATCGACTCAGCGGCAAGACCGTTCAGGTCAAGCGAGCGAGTGGCTGGAAGAAACTCACCATACATAAAACGGTGCAAGCAGCTAAACGCCACCTGAAGGCTCTCAGGGCAAACGTGAAACACTGATGAGCGCCATACTTCCTGGGCAAGAAGAGATGCGGGAAGATCCCGCCCTGTTCGTAGAAGAGATGTTGGGCGCACAGCCGGACCCGTGGCAAAGAGAGGTGATGGCAGCGGTCGCGGCACAACACCGTGGCATCAGTATTCGTTCGGGTCACGGAGTTGGTAAGACTTCCTGCCTCTCATGGCTCGCGCTTTGGTGGGTGGCAACTCACTACCACGCGAAAGTCGTCGTCACTGCACCTACATCCGCACAGTTACATGACGCCCTTCTTCCCGAAACCAAGTCGTGGCTGAAGCAGTCGCCCCCTGGATTTCGGGACTTATTCAACGTGAAGTCCGACAGGATTGAGTTGATCGCAGACCCCGAACGCAACTTCATATCCGCGAAGACAAGCAGGGCAGAGCAGCCTGATGCCCTACAGGGGGTTCACGCCGACCACGTTCTGTTGATATGTGACGAGGCGAGCGGTGTGCCGGAGCAGGTGTATGAATCTGCCGGTGGGTCCATGTCTGCACACCATGCAACAATGGTGTTGGCAGGAAACCCTATCCGGTCCACCGGCTACTTCTACGACACATTCCATAAGCTCGCAAAGACATGGAAGACGTTCCATATATCGTGTGAAAATACACCACGGGTGTCTCCTGAATACATAGAAGAGTGTCGAATGCGGTACGGTGAAGAGTCTAACACCTATCGTGTTCGCGTTCTGGGTGAGTTTCCGAGAGGGGACGATGACACTGTGATTCCGCAGGAGTTGGTGGCCGAAGCAGTTAGCCGTGACATAGAGCCTACAAAATTTGGACCCGTTGTGTGGGGCTTGGATGTAGCCAGGTTTGGGCCGGATTCGTCTGCTCTTTGTAAGCGAAAAGGAAACGCACTAACGGAGTCGATCCGACTATGGCGAAACATGGATACCATGCAACTAACGGGCGCGGTCAAGGCAGAGTACGAGTCTGCCGTTGAAAAGCCGGTAGAGATTTTCGTAGACGCCATCGGGCTTGGCGCAGGGGTGGTGGATCGGCTGCGCGAACTTGGACTACCGGCGTATGCGATCAATGTGAGTGAAAGTCCGGCTATGGGCCGACATTATTTGAACCTTCGTGCAGAACTATGGTATAAGGCTAGAAGCTGGCTGGAGGGGCGTGACGTTCGGCTGCCGCGTGATGACGTACTGAAGGCGGAATTGACTACCGTGCGCTATACCTTTACATCTAGCGGTAGAGTTAAAATAGAATCAAAGGCTGACCTGAAGCGCAGGGGTGTCGCGTCACCAGATTCTGCCGATGCGTTCGTTTTAACCTTCGCCTCTGATGCAGGAACAGCAATGGGTGGACGATCTGGCAATCGTATGGGCAAGATTAAACGCAACTTGGTGGGGGTGGTCTAGGGGGGTATGTCCGATAGCAACTATCGCGGTCCTGTCGGCTGCCTTAAACGACCCCATAAGGTGTCCCTAGCCACCGGTTGCGTATATAAAACCTTTGAGGACATCTGACATTGGCATATATAGACGAGGCTGAAACCGAAGCTGGATTGGGGATGACGGAGGAGGAACTGCAAACTACAGTTCGTTCCTATATCACAGACGCGATCCAGTACATTGACGACGACATCAGCCCGATCAGGGCAGAGTCAACCAAGTATTACAAAGGCGACCCATTCGGTAACGAGGTAGATGGCAGGAGCCAGGTTGTCAGCCGTGATGTCCGTGACTCCGTGCAGGCTGTCCTTCCTTCAATGATGCGCGTGTTCTTCGGCTCGCAGAAGGCTGTGGAGTTTGTACCCAGGAACTCCGAAGACGTAGCGATGGCCGAACAGGCCACTGACTATCTGAACTACATCATCCAGCAGGACAACGATGCTGTCGGCTTGTTCTATAGTGTGTTCAAGGATGCACTGATGAATAAGGCTGGTTTCGTTAAATGGTGGTGGGATGATTCCGTTGAGGTACATACCCACACTTTTGAGAACTTAGATGAAGGTGCGCTTGGCCTGATCTTACAGGAGGAGGGTGTCGAAGCCGTATCGGTGGAGGCACGACCAGCCCCTGGAGTCAGCGATCAACAGGCTCAGATGATGCAGGCACAGGGCATGGAAGTGCCGCAGGTTTATGATGCCGAGATCAAAAGACAGCGTAAGCGTAATCGTGTAAAAATAGAAACAATGCCGCCGGAAGAATTTCTGGTTGATGCGGCAGCCACAAGCCTTGATGACGCTATGGTCGTGGGGCACAGGACGATGGCTACCGTGTCATCCTTGGTTGCCTTGGGCTACGACAGGAAAATGCTGGAAGAGCATCTGTCGGACGAAGTTGCGTTTACGGGTACGGATGAATATTGGGCACGATACAATGATCGCTCATCCAACAGTCCATTGTCAGCTTATGAACGCAGGCGTGTATTGTATGTTGAGGCATGGTGCTACATCGACTACGACGGTGATGGCATAGCGGAACTCAGACGTATATGCACAGTTGGAGATGGCTATAAGGTTGTGAACAATGAGGCGGCAGATGAAATACCGTTCGCTATGTTCGCCTGTGACCCAGAACCCCATGTGTTCTTTGGGTCTGATTTGGCCGATCTGACAAAAGATATCCAGAGAATAAAGTCGGCAGTCCTTCGTGGGATGCTGGACAGTCTGAGCTTTGCGCTCTATCCCAGGACGGGTGTGGTCGAAGGTATGGTGGATATTGACGATGTACTGAACCCAGAGGTCGGGTCTGTCATCAGAATGAGACAGCCAGGTATGGTACAGCAATTGGATGTGCCATTTCTTGGCAAAGAAGCATTTCCGATGGTGTCCTATTTGGATGACATGAAGGAGTCGCGCACCGGCCAAACTGCTGCATCCCAAGGCTTAGATCCAGATGTCTTACAATCCACAACCAGGGCTGCTGTAACCGCTACGATTCGTGGTGCCGAACAACACCTGGAAATGATGGCTAGGCTGTTTGCCGAGAATGGATTCAAGCGTCTATTCAAGGGATTACTCCGGCTCGTCATTACACACCAAGACAAAGAGCGGGTTGTGCGCCTTCGCAACGAGTGGGTGCCTGTAGACCCACGGGTGTGGGATTCATCTATGGATTGTTCTGTGAATGTGGGCCTTGGGTCCGGTATGACAGACGAACGCCTTGCCGTCCTTAATCAGGTAGTAGTCAGGCAAACCGAAGCGATGGAAAAACTTGGACCAGACAACCCCTTGGTCGGGCTAGGTAACATCAGAAACACACTTGCCAAGATGTTGGAGATTAGCGGATTTAAGGATTCCAACCAATTCTTCAAGCCACTTCCGATTGATTGGACGCCGCCACCGCCAGAGCCGCCTCCGCCGACTCCAGAGGAGTTGTTGGCGCAGGCACAAATGGCAGACATTCAGGCTCGTACCGCTATCGACCAGCAGAAGCTGGAGGTCGATGTAATGAAGGCGCAGCAGCTTGATGAGCGAGAAACTACGCGCATTATGGGTGACCTTGCGATACGCGAATTTACGGCGGAAGAGAAGTTCCAGAATGACGTAGACCTTGAAATACTAAAGAATACATTGCAAGATGAATGACCTGACCCGCGAACAAAAAGGACTGCGGGCAGAGGAGATACTAAAAGACCCCGTGTTTACTGAGGTTATAGAAACTGCAAGGGCTAGTATTGTAGCCCAATGGCACTTAACTGACTTAAACGATGTAAGCACTAGGGAGAATTTATTCATGCAAGGGCGCGGCCTGGACGAGGTTATACGAGGGCTTCGCAGTCTTGTAGGCGATTGGACAGTAGAGAAGAAGAACTTAAAGAGAAAACGGAGAAAATAGTGAGCGAAACAACAGTCACCAACCCGACAGGGAGTGACCGTCGGCGCACTATGGACGAGATTTCAGATTCGTTCAACCAAATGCTCGTCGGACCCGAAGAGCAACTGGAACAGGACTCCTCTGCGGAGGAGCAACTTGAACCGGACTCTATGGATGAAGGGCAGGAATTGGAGGCCAAGTTATCCGATGACTTGGTAACAGACGAAGAGGGTGATGTAGAATTTGACGATGAGCAATCTGAAGGCGCACAGCATTTTACCGTCCAAATAGGTGGCGAAAAAATGGAAGTGCCGCTAGACGAACTCATCGTCGGGTATCAACAGAACACTTCGTTTACAGAAAAGAGCCAGGGTTTGGCTGAAGAACGTGATGCGTTCCTTGGTCAACAAACTGCTCTTACGCAGGAGCGCGAAACGTATGCAACCGTGCTTCAGCAACTTCGGCAACAAATGGAAGCTGCCGCACAACCGAACATTGATTGGGATACGCTAGAACGCGAAAACCCCGTTCAGTGGCTAAAGCTCAAGGAAATGGAGCGAGGTCGGCAAGCGCAGATTCAGGCCGTGCAACAGGAACAGGTGCGTATGCAGCAACTCCTACAGGGACAGCAATCTGAGGAACTGGAAAGACGCCTTTCCCAGGAACGGACAATGGTGCTGGAAAAGATTCCTGAATGGTCCGACTTGGATCTTCAGGCCGATGAACAGCGAAAGCTGTTAGAGTATGGGAAAACACTAGGATTCAGTGACGAAGAATTGGGTCAGATTTACGACCATAGAGCATTGATCGCGTTACGGGATGCTTGGCGTTACAACAAACTCACCAACGGCGAGAAGATTCAGACGGCTAAATCGAAAATCGGAAGCGCAAGGTCAGGGAACAAGGAGACTTCCCAGAGGGTGCGCTCCCGTAAGCAGAAAGCTATGAGGCAAAAGCTGAAAACCACTGGAAAGGTGGACGATGCTGCAGCCTTGTTTGGTGCACTGCTTGCGGACTAACTAAAAGTTAAATTATGGCAGTTATTACTAACACGTTCACCACTTACGATGCCAAAGGGATCAGGGAGGATCTGAGTGATCTGATTGCGGATATTTCTCCGACAGCCACTCCCTTCCAGAGCAACATTGGCAGCCGTAGTGCAGAGAACACATATTTCGAGTGGCAAACGGACAGCCTTAGTTCTGCTTCCGCCACACCAGTAGTTGAAGGACAGGATCTGAGCAGCTATACGGCTGTTTCCGCCACCACGCGTCTGGGGAACTATTGTCAGATCAATATGCGCGATTTCATCATCTCTGGAACTGAGCAGAAAGTTATCAAGGCTGGTCGTTCTTCAGAGGTGGGATACCAAGCAGCAAAAACCGCGAAAGAGCTAAAGCGTGATGTTGAAACTGCTTGCCTGCTGAACGGAGTGGGTGCCGTTGTCGGTGGTACGTCAACAGCAAGAGTTACCTGTGGCTTCCCAGGCTGGTTGAAAACGAATGTTGTTGAAAACCAAGCGACCAAACCCAGCTACTCGGGTTCGGTTCCGACAGGTGCTTCGGAGGTGTGGAAGTCTTTCGACGTTCCTACGGCGTTTACTGAGGCGATGCTCAAGACCACGATGCAGTCGTGCTACGAGAATGGTGGCGAGCCTTCCATCTTGATGGTATCACCTTACAACAAGACTGTTGTAAGTGGATTCAGTGGAATCGCTTCTAGTCGCTACAATGTAGACGGTGCAGAGCCTTCCGTGATTATCGGTGCGGCTGACATTTATGTCAGTGATTTCGGTAATCTATCGGTTGTTCCTAACCGTTTCTTCACAGGAGTGATCGATGAAGGTGCAGGATCACTGTATAACAATTGGGCGTTCTTGATCGACCCAGATGAATTAAAACTGGCTACTCTTCGCCCGTATGGGATCGAGGCTTTAGCTAAGTCTGGGGATGCCGATAAGAGAATGGCATTGATCGAGTGGGGGCTTCAGGTTAACAACGAAGCAGCCCACGGTGTTGTTGCTGGCATTACTTCGGCGGCGGCATAACGGTAAACCTAGTGGGGTGGGGGCTTCGGCCCCTGCCCCCGATGGTTCCATATTATGAAACGCATACTCGATTATGACCCAGTAACCAAGGTTACGCAGTGGTATCATTATGATGATATCACAGGCAACATCAGCCTAGGGAATGTTCAGGATGTCACTGCTATTGTTGAACACAACAAGAGCATTTTCAATCAGGCAGATGAGCGTAAAACATGGAAGGGCGATACACACAAGGTGGCTTCTATACCAATGGTCATCTATCACCAACTCGCCAAGGCGTCGAACAACTTCAAGGACCAGAGGGTGATTAAACGCTGGCTGAACGATCCTGACAACAAGGTGTTCAGAACCAGGCCAGGACGAGTCTAGTGGCGATCACCACCTACGCAGAGCTTCAAACAGCCACAGCAAATTGGCTGGATCGCTCAGATATGACAGATCGGATCCCAGAGTTCATAGAGCTTGCGGAAGCGAACTTCAATCGTGTGATACGCCAGCCCGATATGATTACGAAGAACGATTCGTTCTCAATCGCAGGGCGTTACACCACGCTTCCTACGGATACTTTGGAGATCGTCAGGATCGTGTTGGATTTACAGCCTGTGATTGTGCTTGAGTATATGACTCCAGAGGAATTGTCAGAGAGGCGTATTACACTGACAGGTACTGGAAAGCCGTATTATTTCACCACAATCGGTGGATCGGCTAATCAACTTGAGGTACTCAGGTCACCAGACCAGACGTATACGGCGTCTATTATCTACTACACGCGCATAGCTGCACTGACTGACGCAGCGACAACAAATTGGCTGTTGACCAACCACCCCGACATTTACTTGTTTGGTACGTTGGTCGAAGCAGAACCGTACTTGAAGAATGATGAGCGGATGCCGATGTGGACATCCAGACTTGATAAGGCACTAAACGACTTACGATTGCAGGGACAACGGGAGCGTCACACCGCTTCTGGCCTCCGTATGCGATCCGTAGCTCTAGGATAAAACATGGCTGATACCACCACTACCAATCTTGGGCTGACGAAACCTGAAGTCGGTGGATCTACCGACACCTGGGGCACCAAGCTTAACGTCGATCTGGATTATCTGGATGCGGTCTTTTCGCGGTCTACAGCATCACTCACGTTGCTGGTCAACAATCAGAACATCAACAGCGTGTCATCCTACACGCTCGACAAGATCAAACTGGGCGATAACAGGGCGTTGGAGTTCGGTGCTGCACCCGATTACTGGTTCATCTACGACAGTGGCAACACTCAGTTTGAACTCAACTCCACGGACGTAGACGGTGGTGGAACGGACGGGATTGTATTCAGCGTCGGTGACGGCACGGACGATGTGACGTTCACGGGCAACATCAGTGCTGCACAAGTAGATATTCTAGCAGAGGGCGATTTACGTCTACAGGATGCTTCTGGTGGTCAGTATGTGGGCTTCGATGCACCAGCTACGGTAAGCGGTTCATATACACTGACCCTGCCTGCCGCTATCGGAGCGGTAGACCAAGTTCTGAGCATAAACAACACTGATGGTACTCTCCAGTGGGCCACACCCGACGCTGGGGATATTACTGCGATAGTCGCTGGTGCTGGATTAACAGGGACGAGCCTGAGTGGTCCGATACCTACCCTGAACGCGATTGGTACAGCAGACAAGATTACTGTGTCTGCTGATGCGATAACGATTGCTTCGACTTATGTGGGTCAGACTTCGATTACCACACTGGGCACGATTGCGACAGGTACATGGGAGGGCACCACCGTAGCCGTCAACCAGGGTGGTACGGGTGCGGTCTCATTAACTGACGGTGGTGTGCTACTCGGTAGTGGTACGGGTGCGATCACCGCGACCTCAGTGCTTGGTGATGGTGAAATACTTATCGGTGATGCCAGTGGTGATCCAGCAACGCTGGATGTAGGCAGTTCCACGGCAATCACGATTCTAGGAACCGTGGCTACAGGTGTTTGGAATGGCACGGCGATTGCTAATGCGAATCTAGCCAACTCGACGGTCAGCTACGGTGGCATCAGCCTAGCGTTAGGAGCCTCAGATGCGACTCCTGCGTTCGATCTATCAGATGCCACCGCCTACACGGGCGATTCCAGTTTGGTGACTGTCGGTACGATAGCGAGCGGTACTTGGAACGGAACAGCGATCACTGGTGCCTACATCGACGCGACAAGTTCACCGTTAGCGGATACGAAGATCTGGATAGGTAGTGCATCTAATGTCGCCGCAGAGTTTGCACTTTCAGGTGATGTTACCATGACCGCTGGTGGCGCAGTTACGGTTGCAGATAACGCGATAACACTCGCCAAGTTGGAAGATGGTACACAGGGCGATGTTCTTTACTATGCTGCGTCTGGTGCCCCTGCTCGACTAGGTGCTGGATCAGACGGCGATGTGCTGACCAGTGGTGGGGCTGGAGCTAACCCAGCCTGGGAAACACCCACTACAGGCGACATTACAGGCGTAACCGCTGGTACAGGTCTATCTGGTGGTGGTACATCAGGGACTGTCACGCTGAATGTCGAAGCCTCGCAGACTCAGATCACCAGTGTCGGAACATTATCTGCGTTTGCTATGAGTTCAGCGGGTAGCGTAACCGCTAGATTCGGGTCTACCGATGATGATTGCGCTCTGGAAATTTCATCCGATACAGATGAGGGCCAACTGTCTACGTTGGGTTTCCTCAGTGGCTCGGACTATCGTGGTTCGATTGAATTCAATCATAATACGACAGCCGCCGACCAGCAGATGAGCTTGAAGATAGGAGACAACGCCGTCCAGGCGTTAACTATCGACGGCGATAGCTTCATCGGTATCGGCACTGCGACATTGAATAAAATGGTGAATTTCGCTGATCCAGCGCAGGGCGGCGAAACATTGAAGCTGCATTTCGAGGCAATTTCTGGAGCCGACAAATGGTCAATTTACGCATATGATCGCACGAATGGGCACTATGCGAATTTACAATTAGGTGCCGCGAAGGTCTTTATCCAGGGTTCGGACGGCTA